CGCGCGACCGAGCGCCTGAGAATGTGGCGACACCCAGCCGCGAACGGCCCCGATACGCTGGGCGCGATGGTAGAATGCCCTCATGATGAGCAGCGAACAGCGCGCCCTCGTGCTCGGCGAGATCGCTCAGGGTACGAGTTCGCGCACCGCCTGCGACCTCGCTCATGTGCTCTACTGCGACCTGCTGCAGGAGCTCGACGACAACGAACCCTTCCGCTTCGCCTACCTGACCGTCACGGCGACGCGCGACGGCGTGACGCACGCTATGGAGCCGCCGGTGGAGTAGGGCAGGCCCGGTGATGGTCGCCTCCCATCGCCCCGTCACCCCGGAAGTCATCATCGTCAAGGCCGCGCGCCGCCGCTCCGTCCTCCACATCTCCTGCTCCTGCGTCGTCTGCGGCGCCCATCTGCGCGACGATCACCGCGCCGGCGAACTGGTCTGCGACTGTCACCCCACGAACGGCTACGAGCCGCGCCACGACGCCTTCCTCGACGAGCGCGTCCTGACCCTGCTCTACCGCGCCGCCGGGCGTCCGCTCAACCTCTGCCGCGCGCTCGGCGCGGAGGCTACCAAGTCGCACCACGACGCCGTGCAGGACGCCGTCGCGAGGCTCAATCGCAGCGGCTTCGTGCGCATCACGGGCTATCGCTCGGTGGGCCACAGATTGGCGGCTAGTGAGCGCGGGAACGGGCGCACGGTTGGGGCATGAGCCACCTATGGAGTCGCTGACCTATGGCTACCTGCACCGCGCATCGCCAGGACGGGAATCCCTGCAAGGGTCGCGCAATCAGGGGCGGGAACGTCTGCTATGTCCACGGCGGCGCCGCCCCACAGGTGAAGAAGAAGGCCGCCGAACGGCTGCGTGAGGTGCGCGATCTGGCCGTGGAGAAGTTCTCCGGCAGGGTGGAAGCCGGCGAAGTCGACGCCAAGGTGCTGCTCGACGCATCCGTGAAGCTCACCGAACTCGTAGAGACGCTGGAAGGCAGGGTGGCGCGACGTGAGGAACAGCGACAGACTGCTTACTCCGAGCTCTCCGACGCCGACCTCGAACGAGCCATCGTCCGAGAGGCTGAGAGGATTACTGGAGGAGCGTCAGCGGCGTAGGGCGCGCACGACGCCCGATGAAGTCGCCTTCATCGAGTCGCTCTCCATCGAGGACAAGGTATCCGGCGGCCTGATCCCCTTCGCCCTGTGGCCCTTCCAGCGCGAGGCCGTGGCGGTGCTCAACGAGCAGGAGCGCGTCTTCGCCCTCAAGGCGCGCCAGCTCGGCATCACCTGGCTGGTCCTGGCGCACCTTCTGTACATGGGCGCCTTCTGGGGCAACCGCCTCTTCCTCATCGCCTCGCAGTCAGGCTCCGACGCCATCGACGCCCTGCACCGCCTGCGCATCATGTACAACTCGCTGCCAATCCCGCCCGTCGAGATGGTCAAGGACAACACCGAGGAGATCGCCTTCGCCAACGGCTCGCGCTTCGAGTCGATGAAGGCCACCAAGCGCGCCGGGCGCTCCAAGTCGGCCTACGCCGGGTTCGCCGACGAGTTCGCCTTTTGGGATTGGCCCGAAGAGCAGCTCAACGCCCTCGACTCTGCCTGCGAACGGCTCTACGCGGTGACCACCGGCAACGGGCCGGGTGACCTGGCGCACGTCATATGGGAGCAGGCGGCGCTGGAGCAGGGCCGCTGGAAGACGGTCTTCTACCCGTGGCATGCGCATCCCGGACGCGACAGTGAGTGGTATCGCCTCAACGTCAGCGAGGCGCCGGAGCCCCGCCTGGCGCAGCGCGAGCATGCGGCCACCTTCGAGGACGCCTTCATGGCCCCCGGCGGGCGCTACTTCGAGCGCTTCAGCAGCGAGCAGCATGTGCGCAGCGTCGCCGTGCAGAAGGCTTGGCCGACCTTCCGCGCCATCGACTTCGGCTATCGCCATCCCGCCTGCCTGTGGGCGCAGCAGGCGCCGAGCGGGCAGCTGTTCATGGTCGCCGAACTGCTGCCTGAGAACATGACGACCAGCGAGTTCCGCGACAGCATCCTCGCGCTCGAGCGGCCGTGGCAGCTCGTGTATGCGCCGCAGGCCTCGTACTGCGACCCCGCCGGCAACGCCGCCAACGTGCAGACGGCGCAGTCCGAGTTCGAGATCCTGCGGCGGGCGCGCATGAACCCCAAGGGCAAGGCCTCCTCAGTGCGCGACGGCTGCGTGCGCGTCATGGACGCGCTCGCCGAGCCGGTGCTGCCGCTCGTCGTCTCCGACGCCTGCCCCGGCCTCATCCGCGCGCTGCAGCAGGTGAAGCCTCACAAGACGCATCCCGAGACCTACGACAACGACCACGAGATCTTCAGCCACCCGCTCGACGCGCTGCGCTACCTGCTCGTCAATCTCAAGGACGCGGGCGCTTTCAGGCCACCGGGCCGCGACCGCAGCGGCAGCCGGAACTTGGCTTTCTAGGCGCAAAATGTGGCGCTTAGTCGCCGCCTTCGCGCCGCCATGCTTGCACCGTGGCCACCACCGCGCACCACCGCAAGGCGCTCCGGGCGTCCCCAAGGCGTCCTGCTTCGCTGTCGCTAGCGGAGGGGCGCAAGTCGGCGCCGCGCGGTGAGATCGGCGACAACTCCGTCTCCTATGCACGCGGCACCGGCAAGGCACGCAGGCTGCTCGATACCGAGTACCTGTGGGAGCTGCGCGGCCAGTCGGCCTACACCACCTACGACAAGATGCGCTTCTCCGACCCCAAGATCGCGGGCCTGCGCTTCGCCCAGAACCTGCCCCTGCTGCGCGCCGGCGCCAGCATCGAACCGAGTGACGCCGAGGACAAGGACGCCGTCGAGAAGGCCGAGCTCGTGCAGCGGTTGCTCATCGACGACTTCCCCTGGCGCGCCTTCGTCGCCGACACCACGCTCTGCATGGACTACGGCTTCTCCTGCTTCGAGATCGTGTGGCGCATCGAGGAGGGTGAGGCGCGCTTCCGCCTGGCGCTGCGGCCGTCCTCGTCCATCTACGCCGAGGACATCTACATCACCGACGGCGCCATCGACCGGGTCGTGCAGCGCCCCAAGGCGGGCGGCAGTCTGGAGATACCCGGCGACCGCCTCCTGTGGTTCTGCCACTCCAAGGAGGGCGACGACTTCCGCGGCCGCTCGATCCTGCGGCCCATGTACAAGCCCTGGAAGCTGAAGCAGGAAGTCGAGGTGCAGCTCGCCGTCCTCATCGGCAAGATGGGCGGCGTGCCCGTGTTCACCGAGCACGGCACCCTCGACGAGGACACGCAGGCGATGCTCGACGAGGCCGGCGAGTCGTTCGGCATCGCCGCCGGCGCCTTCGTGCGCAAGCCCGAGGACGTCGACCTGGAGCTGCTCGCCAGCAACGCCAAGGTCGGCGAAGTCCTCGAAGCGATCAAATATTGGGACACGCAGCTTTCCGGCGTAGCGCAGGCACAGGTGCTCGACCTCGGCATCGGCCAGATGGGCAGCCGCGCCCTGGGCACGACGCTGTCCGATATGTTCGCCGCTTCGATACAGGCGCAGGCCTCGTATCGCGAGGACGTGCTCAACGCCCGCGGCGGGCTCATCGAGCAGATCGTCGCCTACAACTTCCCCAACATCGACAACCTCCCGGCGCTGCGCTTCGGCAACGTGCAGGCCTCCGACATGAAGTCGATGGCGCAGGCCTTCCTCTGGCTCAGCCAGGCGGGCATGAACCTCGGCGAGGAGACATGGGACTGGGTACGCGCCGAGATGAACCTGCCCGAATCAGACGACTTGCAGGTGGAGGTGCCGGACGAAGTGCCAGTACCACCGACGGTGCCGGCCGCGCCCGAGCCGCCAGCTACTCCACCTGCTCCACCTTCCGACGATGCCCTACCCGAGGGCGGCGCTCAGGCCAGCGAGGCACACACACATCCTGCTGATGGCCTTCGGCTTGCTGAGCGCCGCCCGCCCCGTGGCGTCGAGGTCTACATCGACATGGCCGAGATAACGGCCACCTTTGACACCGCGAAGACGGCCGTCAAGGATGCCACCGCCGTGACCCGCGAAGCGCTTTCCGCCGAACTCGTGCGCCGCGCCCTGGCCGCCGCCGACAAGGGCGACCTCACCAAGTTCACGGCCGGCGCGCCGCCGATGGTGGACAAGCTGAGCGCCGAGATTGCCGCCGTCCTCTCGCGTTTCTACGACGCCGGAAGGCAGCAAGTCACAGATGAGCTGCAGCGCCAACGTCAGGGCCGCCCGTGGAGCGCATGGAGTGTGCGCATGGCAGAGCCTGAGTCGCCGTCCTCGCTGCCACTGGGCGGCCTTGACGCGCTGAAGCAGCAGGCGCTGGCGATGGCCCGCGCGATCGCCACGGCGATGATGAACCTCGCCGGCATGCAAGCCGCGCGGCGCATCGCCAATACGCCCGTGGACGAGGCCGTGATGGTGGCCATGGTGAAGCGCGAAGCCGACGCCGCCGCGCTCAGGTACACCGGCGCCGCGTCGGACTTCATGTCCATGGGCCGCTCCGCAGAGGCGCATGCCCGCGAGGTCGACATCGAGGATGCCGTGTATTCGGCGCTTCTCGACAACGTCGTCTGCTCTGCCTGCGAGCCGCGCGACGGCGAGACGACCACGAACCTCGACGAAGCCGCCACCTGGTGCCCGAACCCCGACTGCGAGGGCGGCGACCGCTGCCGCTGCCTCGTGGTCTACGAGATACGGCAAGCGCCGCGCGGCCCCAGCATGGCTGAGTCCGTGGTGGCGCTCGCGGAAGCCGTGAAGCAGCAGAACGAGCGCCCCATCGAGGTCAACCTGGCGACCGCCGCGCCGACCCTGCACATGCCGCCCGCCGAGATCACCATCAACGTGCCCGAGCCGAAGCCTGAGCCGCCCAAGCCCGTGAAGAAGCCGCGGCGCGTGAAGCGTACTGCCGAGTTCGTCAAGGACGAGCGCGGCCAGATCGTCGGCAAGACGGAGACGGAGACGGACGGCGAGGGGCGGGTCGTCAAGCGTGAGAGCACCTTCGAGCTCGACGAGTCGGGGCGCATCGTCGGCAAGACCGAGACGGAATCAGAGGAGTAGGCGATGGCCAACGCTTGGTACACCCCGGCGCTCAAGCACTTCGGGCGCGGCGAGATCGTCTGGAAGCTGGCCGGCGGCAGCGACGTCAAGGCGACGCTCATCGACAAAGACGACTACGTCTTCGTGGCCACCCACGAGTACATGAACACGAACACCGTGCCGGCCGTGGCCAAGGTGGCGGTGAGCGCCTCGATGACGCTCGTGGACGCGGCTATCGGCGGCGTGCTCGATGCCGGCGACCTGACCTGGGGCGCGGTGACCGGCGACGTCTGCGAGGCGATCATCGTCTGGCTGGACGGCGGCGACGGCGGCACCAGCGTAGCCGGGACGAACGACCTGCTCATCTGCTACATCGACACCGTGACCAGCGGCCTGCCCGTGACCCCGAACGGCGGTGACATCACCGTGCAGTGGGCGGCGGGCGTGATCGCGACGCTCTGAGATGGACCGCTTCCAGACCCTCGCTGCCACGCTCGCCTTGAGCGTGGCACGTCTTTCGCATCCGACCGTCACCTCGCAAGGAGAACTATGAACGCACAGCCCAAGGTACTGATGGCCTGCCCGACGTGGTCTGGTTGCCTCTACAGCCTGAAGCCGTGGGCAGAGGCCTACCACGCGACCGAGTACGCCAACAAGGGCGCGCTCCAGGTCGACAACTCGGACGGCCCCATGAGCGGCGGCAACCTGCACTACGTCCACACGATCAGGGGCTATGACATCCCTGCCGTGTGGCAGCACACGCGCTGGCCGGCTCTGTGGGACACGCTTGAACTCTCGTGGCGCATCATCGTCGAGCACGCGCACGCTGAGGGCTACGACTTCGTCTTCTCCGTCGAAGCCGACGTCATCGTGCCGCCCGACGCGATGCAGAAGATGGTCGACTGTGCGCTCGAGAACGCCGTGGACGGAAAGCCTGCCGTGGTCTCGCAGCGCTACCATCCGCGCGGCCAGCCGGGGCCGAACTTCTACTGGGACACGCTGGGCTGCACGCTGTTTCCCGTCGAGCCCCTGTGGCAGGACCGCGACCTCGTCAAGGCCATCTTCGAGATCGACTGCTTCATCGAGTGCCAGCGCCACGGGCACGCGCGCTACAGGCCCGGACACGACGGCCCCGACCTCTTCGAGGTGCAGCACCTGAAAGACCCCGACGACTCGCATAAGGCCATCTACGGGGCGCAGCCGGCGCCTACGGCCTACATGAAGCGCGTCATGGCGGCCAACGGTCTGAAGATGGAGGGCGAGCGCGCCGTGCGCATCGAAGAGCCGGAGAAGCCGCCCGTGGTCAACGCCATGGCCGAGATGATGAAGGCGCAGGAGCAGCCCCTGCCGATGGAGCCGGCGGTGGCGATCTGCGGCGAAGCCGCCCCCGCCGACGTGCATCAGGGGCGGCTCCACGAGGTGCCCGGCATCGAGGTCTCAGACGCGCTCATCAAGCGCCAGTACAAGCTCAGCGACACGTTCCCGGAGAACGCCCACGACCGCATCCCGCAGGACGTGAGCGTCGAGCAGTTCACCGACTTCATCGGCAAGCTCTCGCCGGGCGACGGCAAGGAAGAGATCCCCATCGGCACGGCGCATCTCGAAGCCGAGCCGCCGCCGCCGGGGGCGAACGTCGACCGTCCCTACGCAGGCAGGCGCGAGTTCGCCGACGCCGCGCAGAAGACCGCCATCAACGAGGTGCTCAGCGACGAGGAGCTCATCGAGAAGGTGCTCGCCGAGGACCGCATCCGCCTAAACATCGGCTCCGACCGCGTGCAGATCGCCGGCTTCCTCTCCGTCGACTTCAACCCCGACGTGGACCCGGACGTCCTCGCCGAGGCCACGGACCTGCCCTACCCGGACAACTCCGTCGACGAGGTCATGGCCTCGCACGTCCTCGAACACCTCTCCTGGAACGACGGTCTCAAGGCGCTCAAGGAGTGGAAGCGCGTGCTCAAGCCGGGCGCGGTGCTCACGGTCGCCTGCCCGGACGTCATCCAGGTGTACCTGATGTACAAGCACGGCGCGACCTGGGGCGACTACGGCCAGCAGGTCAACGCCACCTACGTGCAAGCAAGCGCCTTCGGGGCAAACCTGCTCGTCGAAGAGATCCCGGAGATGAAGGACCAGTACGGCGGTCCCGGCCACGCCCACCATTCCATCTACATCCTCGACATGCTGCTCAACCGCGTGATCGAGGCCGGTTTCGTCTACTGCCACGAAGTGACCGAGTGCTTCCTGCGCAAGGCCGGCATGGGCGAGACGATGGTACAAGCCCGCAAACTGCAAGAAGGAGAAGTGTGACATGGCCGACAACCTGCCCGATACCATGGAGACCGTCCTGCTGGACTACTTCCTCCGCACCACCGGCTCGACCACATGGGCGGCGCCGTCCAGCCTCTGGCTGGGACTGTGCAGCGCAGCGCCCAGCGACACGACCACGAACGAATGCACCATCGCCAACAACTACAACCGCGTGCAGATCGGCTTCTCGCCGGCCACCAGCGGTCAGGCTACCGGCCCGTCCGCGGTCGCGACCTTCCCCAGCGCCTCCGGCTCATGGGGGACGATCAACGGCTACATCATCTGCGAGGCGTCCACCGGCTCGGCGGCCTCCAACTGGCTCGCCTACGGCGCCGTCTCGCCGACCGTGGCCGTAACCACGAACGACACCGTCTCGTTCGCGACGGGGGCGATGTCGCTGTCGTTCGCGTAAGGCCATGCCCGATCCCATAACCCC